TTGAAATTAATTCACCTTTATTATCCCTTTCAAAAAGTAAATCCTCCTCTGTTAGAGGAGCTATTACATTTTCTTTTTCTTCCATTATTCATTCACCTACCATTGATTATATTTTTCAGTCTGGTCTTGAATTAATCCTGAACATGATTTAGGTATTAAAACTAAGTTCCATTCATTAATTCCTTCTGCTGCATTAGGCGCAGTAAATTCATCAATCTCACAACCACTAAAACTTAACCAACTAGTTCCACTTGCTGAAATCTTATATGGATTATCGACCCAAATACCAGCATTCTCTGTAACCTCTCCGCCACTTTGCCATAATCCATATAGTCTTGAAGCTTGAGTTGATTCACCTTCCATAGTAATATTTAAACCATAATCTCTCATAGTTGGAGATGGTGTTCCAATTGTTCTAGAGCCATTACATATATGAGCGCCTTCTCTATCTATACCTAGAGAAACTGTAAGCTCCCAACTCTTAGCATCTAATTGAGTACCGCTTGGAAAGTGTACAATAGTATCGCTATGTAAATAAGGTCTTACTGTAGGAGCAGCCGCAGTTAAAGTCATAGCACCTGAACTAAAATCATTATTTTGAGCTATACAATCTGCACTCATCTTAAGAGGCTGACCTTGGTCTGCAGTAATGGTTAATGTATCAACCATACATCCTTTATAATATCTAATAAGATTCTGACCAGTACTAAATATTTGACCAGTTTCTAATCCAAAACTAATAAAAGGATTAGCTGTTCCAGAAGTCATTGTGGCTTGAGTATCAGCTTCAAGTTCTGTTAATACATGACTATAATAATCAGGACTACCTGCTACTGTATCACTACCAGCGCCTAGGGTTGCCATTAAAAATTTAAAGTTTTGTATATTACCATTAACTGTAAAACCATAATCCTTTTTACCAGGAATAAATGCTGAAACATTCTTTGAAGCACCATTATGATGTCTTTGTTTAATAACATTTTCACTATCTGCAGGTTCTACATTTTCTACCTGACCTAGCCATTCACCAGTTCCTGATGGTTCGCCATATATACCACTTTCCCATGTAAAGTAAGTAGCGTTCTCTCCTGAATTTAATCTTCCCATTTTTTATTTCCTCCTATATTGCTATAAATTTATACCTGTATGAAAGTACCTTACTCTTAGGTGTTTCCTCTCCAGGTTCATTAACATCATTTGCACTATTCAATCTATAATCATATAAATTATTACCAGTAGAAGTACTAGCTCCACTATTTTGGTTAGTTCTCATATTATGATAAACAGAATCAAATAAACTGTTTTTCTCTTTCATATTCCGTCCCCATATACGAACTTCAATATCAAAAGTAATATATTCTCCTTCATCTTGTTGACCTATCTTCTCGCCTGCAACATTTAAAGACTTAACTGTAAGAATAGGATATTGAACTTTTCTCCTAGGATAAGATGTCATAACAAACTTTTCTCCCGAAGGTCTTGTAGATGTAATAGGGTCAGTAATTTTAGCCCTTAAAGTATCTCTAACAAATAGAATTGTATCACTTAATAGTGTTGATGAGTTTACCATATTTTTTGCCTCGTTTGGCGCTAGTAAAGTATCGTTTTACTTTACCATACTATATCTGTAATTGCTTCTTTTATGTGAGGAGTCATTCGATAAAGACTATTTCTAAAATGACTTCTCTCTGGTATTCTTGATGTACCAAATTCAAGAAACCCTGCGTAAGGGACATCTGAACTTACTACGCTTATTAATGGTTTTGAATTATCAGTTTGGACTGAATTTAAAAATCTTCCAGTATCAACACTTGTTGGTTCTGCTCTATGACCAGCTATACTTTTTTTAACTTCAGCTTCTACCTTAAACCCTTGATTATGAATCTTCTCATTTATTAAGGCTGTCCCTAATAGGTTTAACTTCTGCAATCGGCTTATTGATTTTGTTACTCCTTGAACTGATACGTTTAACATATTCATACCTTCCCGAATCAACTAGTGATTTTGCTTGTTTATCAATAACTTCTATAATCTCTTTAGGTTGATTAACACCTATATATTTTATCTGTATCATTTTACTCTCCAGATAACGAACCACTTGGTAAGTATCTTAAAAATATTTTTTTATAGGCTGGAATTCCATATGGTGGTTGAGCAATAATACCTTCTGGTATAACACTACACTCTTCTACAACTGGACTCCCTAATCCAACCTTCATTAAATTTGTAGTCTCTACTGTACCCATTACAAAAACTTTTTTATCTGTCATCTTAAGCTTACCCTGCTCTAGGAGTAAACCTTCATGACTTCCTTCAGTTTTATTAATAGCTTGAATTAATCCTAATGTCCAAACTGGAGTACCACTTGCCGTTAAAACTTGAGCATCGTCAAAATCTGTATTACTTACTGAACCAGTATAATATTTAAACCTTACTTGGTCACCATATGATATAGCACTTTCAACATCTTTATTTACTATACCTACAACATAAGATGTCATTAATTCCACATCCTTCTAGTGTGATACCGACCTTTAATTTCTTTTAATACATTCCAAGCCTGAGTTCTCCATAATTCAATTTGAGAATTTTTACTAGGAGATTTATCATCAACTTTAAATTCTCCAAGCCTTATAGATTTACCATCAGTTCCTTGTGTCTCAACAACTCCTTGAACTTCTGACTTTACTAACTTTGTAATAGGGCTTTGATATTTAAGAGGTATTGCATCAGGACTAATAACTACGCCTAGGAACTCACTTACATTGCTTGTCTCACCAATAACTATATTATTCATACCTGTACCAGAAATAGAAGTAGGTATATTATCTACCTGTTTTGATACTTCTTCTACTACTGAACCAGTATTCCAACTCATGTAAAATCAACACTCCCTAATTCATTCCAAAGTTCTCCACTTACATGTTTGAATATTTTATTATTAGTTGAATCATAAGCTAGACAAGCACCACTAATGCCTGAATCAGCCGAAGTTCCTGGAGCAAATGGTGTTACTATACCGTTAGGATTACCAAGAACAGATAAAATTGCAGTACCCTGACCTGAGCCACTTAGATGTTGTCTTAATCCTGGGACTAATCCATTAACTGTACTTCCTGTTGTTACTACCATTTCTAATCACCTTTTGTTAAATTTGATTTACAATTTGGACAATTATAATCAATACCTGATGGACCACCACCAGTAATATTCATTATAGTTCCACATCTTTCACAGATTACTGAATTTTCATCTACTTCAGGTTTATCTTTTAATAATACTTCCTCTTCTTCAATTGATTCTTCATCTTCCTTTACTGGTTCTACTACTTCAGCTATTGGATTAGATGAAAGAATCTTTTTTACAAGTGAAGCCTCCTTTTCTTTTTTATTAAAATGAATACCTCTAGATTTTAGTAATAATTCTTGTTCTTTTCTTACTAAATCAATAGCCTCTTCTTCTGTATAAATTTTATCTGTCATTTTATTTACCTCACCATAAATAAATAGATGATATTGCTTCTGAACCTGCGCCCATAATACACATACCTCTTGCAAAGTTAGTATCCATAGGAACTGCATCTGAACCAACAGCAAGTACTGTATTCATATCTGCACCAAGACCTACTTTAATTGCATCTCCTACATTAAGAGTTCCTTCTGCTATTAGACCTTTATAGAATCCTCTAGTTAAAATAGGAATATTAGCTCCTGATGCGGTATCAGTTAAACAAATTCCAAGAGGTGTACCCTGATAAGCACTACCTGCTATTGCCACTGGAACAGGAGTTGTACCGCTACCTGCTGAACCTATTACCCACATACCGCCTGAGATATTAGCCTCAGCTACAATATTTGAAATAACTGTTCCTTCTCCATCAGTATAAGATGTTAAAATACTAGAGCCAATAGTAATATCTCCAGTAATAGAATTATTTCCAGTTATTGTCGTATCACCATTTATTGCTGTAGCACCATTTATTGCTGTAGCACCAGTAATATCTAATGTACCAGTAACCTCTACATTACCTGCAATAGGAATACTACCTGTATTCCCTCCAGAAATATAACCATCAACATTTAAATTATTAGTCCAAAAATTTGTTCTTCTTAATCCTGTTCTTCCTTGTCCAACCATTTTTTTCACCTACTCGTTTTTTAAACACGGGGAAATTCAACCCGCTATTCAGTGTAATAAAAATAAAAAAATAAAAAAATCCTCCTTAAGAGGTTGAGATTCTAGCAACTGCATTATCTCTAAGCAAGTCAACTTTAATTCTCTGGGTTACTGAAGCTCCGCTCATATCAAATTGAGGCAGAACAAAGTTCTCTACTGTAGGAGTCCTTTTCTCTGCAATCATATATGCATTTTCCTTATCAGAAACATATGCATACTTTGAATATGTTGTAGATGGTGCTGCGTTTGTACTAAACTTAATTACATTAAGTCCATAGATAACTCCTTTAAATCCGCCCTTAAGCATCTCTGTGTCTCCTGCCTTTTGAGCTTCGACAAAGGTATCTATATTCCTTAAATCATTAAGTACTTCATTACCTATGAATAATGTAGTTGCATTATAATCATTATCATCTAGGTACTGCATAGCTCTTGTGATATTAGCAATTGTAATTGCTGCTCCACCTGCTACTGCATTAGTACAACCTTGTAATGCTGCTAGGATAAGACTAGTCTCATTCTCAGCCATCCGCTTTCCAATCTTCCTGACGTTTCTTTCTAAGAGTGGCCATTTAGAATCTTCCTGCATCTCTTTTGTAATCTTAACTGCAAGACCATATTTAACAGGCTTCATATTAATTGAGTTATACTCATCCTGGTCAAGAATAATTTCTCCGCCTTCTGCAATTAGTCTTACAACCATTTTATTTTCTTCTTCGTAATCTACATCAATACTTGAACCTGGAATCTGAGCTGGTCCAAAATATAATGCTGCTTCACCACGAGGAATAAGTGCCTTATCCATGTCTTCAATAAGAGTATCATGAATCTTCTTAGGAATAAGAAGGCTTCCTTCTGTGCCAATACCTGTAGTAATTAGCTCTTGAACATATTGTTCTTTTAATTCTTGTGACATTTTTTTACCTCCTTATGGTGTAATGTCTATAAGAGCGAACTCTTCTGACCCTGCCGATGTCAATGCCCTACCAATTTTACCTTGGATAGCTGCTGGAATCTGTGTACTAGGTACATCTGACCCTGATGTTAAATCTCTTACTGTAGAGTTGCTTCCAAGCATAACTCCGTGACCACAAGTTGTAGTACTATCTGCATACATAATAACTGTTCCACGAGTAGCTACTGCAATTCTAGCTCCTGATAAACCAGTGTCAATAGCTATACCATTGAACTGTGAGCCTGCTGCAGTTGTACATCTTGTAATAAGTAAGTCATCAGTAATAAAAGTACTTGCTGCTGAACCTACTGCTGCTGCTGCACCTGAAAAGAATACAGGTTCGCCACCAGAAATTGATGTATCTATAATTTTACCGCTAACTAATCTTGGATTACCACCATCAAGTGGTGAAACATATCCTAAAGGATTTGGTGTTGCTGCCATTTTAATTACCTCAAGCTACCATCCGCTTTGGGATGTTGCCAATAAGCCATACCTTCACCGTATGAGCTTTCTTCAACTACATATTGGTTTTCAGATACAATAGCTTCTTCTATTGGAGCTGCTGTAGTTTTAATCTTACCATGAGTTAAATCTTCTTTAGCTTCCTTCTTTGTCTCTTTAAGCTTTTCTTGGAGCTTAACAAGTTTTTCTGTTTTACTAATAGCCTCATCAATCTTAGATGAATCTACGTCAATTTTAATTGACTCTTTAGCAGGTTCTGCTACTGGTTCTACCTTTGGAGCTTCTGGTGCTACAGGTGCCACAGGTTCTACTGCAGGTTCTGTTGGCTTAGGAGTTTCCTTAGGGGTTTCTTCTTCTGGCATATTATTACCCTCCATATCTATATTTTCGTTCAATAAATGAGAGTATCTATTAATTGATTCCTGTGAAAGGAATGAACCCTCTTTATTAATGTTAATTGATTCACTTACTATTGATTCAAAAACTGGAACAACTTTTACATTTTTATTAATTTGATGTTCCTTAATACTAGCTAGAGTTTTGGCTAGAGATGTGCCTGTAACTGCTGGAGTTGGTGTCAAACTTAGTTCCATAGATTCTAGACCTATAGCAGTAAGATGTTCATCTTCATCATTTTCTAAAACAAGTTCTTTAACAAATGCTCCAATACTTACTTCTTTAATTCTAGTATCTTTAATCTTTTCAATTAATCCAGTTCCATCTTCTTTAACCCAACCTTCATAACCAACAATACCGTTTCCAATATCTTCTGACCTCTCCACTAGTCCTACAGTATTATCAACTGTACTATTATGGTCTTTTAAAATTGGTTTTCCAATTTGAGTCGGGGCAAATAAATTTAATTCTTCTTCAGTATAGTTAATACCATTCTTACTAATTCCAGGTCTTACCGCTACTCCGCCTACTGCTGTTTTTTGAGCAATCATCCTCTAACCTCTATTGTAGCGGCAATAATTACTGGAACATTTTCAGCCACTATAACTCTACCTTTTTCATCTCTCTTAGAGTTAGGGTTTTTAAATTTTGAAAGTATAACCGCAAGTCTCCTTTTATTATCAGGGAACTTCTCTTTCATATCTTTATCAACCATACATCTTTCTACATATGTATCTTGACTCTCTCCTTCATTTGGTTTTAGTATTGACATTTATATCACCTAGTTATTATATACAATGTTTAATGCTGATGCGCCTGAAGTAGCTCCACAACCAGAACCCCATAAACATAATATTCCATCATCAGGTCCAAGTACTCTCTTAGCAGTAACAGCTACGGCACTGCCCAATCTTAAATTATTAACTGAACTTACATGTAAATAATCTACAGTATCAGATGAAGCATTAAGAAAAGTCCAAATATTTTCTGCCACAGCTCCAGAAGTTGCCAAGACTAGACTACCATTAGTGGCAATAGTCCCTCTATCATAAATAATCTTTTTGATTTCACCATTTAATGGTCTCTCACTATAAAGTGGACCAATATTTCCAGATGCATCCGCAGTAAGTTGAGAAGCCGTAAATCCATATGTTTTAATTCTGTTTTCACTAACCATTTTATTCCTCCTATTAAATATATTTTTTTTAGTATTTAAATCTTTATTTGTATATTATATAATATACTAAAATTATTTAAATCTAGATATATTTTATAATTCTCTAGTTTCTGATTTGGCACCAGCGCTAACTCTTAAATATAATAATCCTGATAAGTCATCATTAATTGTAAGTGTAAGATATGGAGTTGATATTCCAAATGCATTATTCCTATCTCTTGATTCATAATAAATCCTTGGAGATGAAGAACAACTCACATCTAATCTATTAGCGTCATTTACTCCTGCTGGGTTTGGTTTAATAGTACCTCCCCTTATTGAATCTGGTATATTTAATCCACCTCTGTTTTATCTATTTTTGTATCTGTTAATAATTCTAAATGTAAATTATTTATTTTAAGTTGTTTAACTACTTGACCTAGTAAATCATTTGTTTCATCTCTTCTTAAATCAGATATACTTAGACCTGAAACAGAATCTATAGTACTTTCAGTATTTATACTTCCATCTGGGTTAACAATTAAACCATGTTGAGTTCCGCTTGCACTTATTATTTGGTCAGGTATTTATACACCTTAAGGTAATACCTACAGTTATTCCTTTTTCACCATCTATTTCAATTTTTAATTTATTATTAAGAATCCAACTTTCAGGAGAAAAATTAAACCTTTCAGCTGAAAAGTTTTTAGATGCAATCTTAATTGGAAAATATTCCGTGCCCGAAAAAGAAGGATTATCATATAAAACTATATTATTATTCTCTGTAAAAACAATTCTAATCCTAACAGGTTTAGGTGAATCAATTATTAAAGCCTTAAGAGTTCCATTAATTAATTCAGTCTCTGTAAACCCTGTAAAATCTTCATTCATATTAATTAAATAGTCATAATCAATAACCCTTTGGTCTACAGTATTGTATTCGTCTACAGTTATATTAACGCTTTCTTTAGTTTTTTGCATTTTGAATTAAATTTGTATCTCCTGGATTTATATATTGATGATGTTGTCTTTGGGTATGAGTAGAAGACCTATTACCTCTATCTGTATAATCTTGAATTTTAGCTCCTTCTATCTTAGCCTTTGATGATGCTCCATTCTCTCCACCAAGTTTATTCCAATTAGGAACAAATAATTTAATCTTATCTTCTTGGTCCAAAGCTTTTATTCTTGAATCACAAGTATGAACTATATCACCTGACCCAGGCTGAACTGGTAAAATTCTTTGACAATTAGGACATATAATTAATGTCATTAGAAACCACCTTTAAAAAAATTAATTACTCCGCCTATAATTCCACCGCCACCTATTGCCATAGCTCCCTTAGCAAATCCTTTAGTAGTATCAACATCTTTTTCAATAATATTAAACCTTTTTGAACAAGATTCAAACCTTTTTGAATTATCTTCTACAATATCTTTAAATTTTGTCTCATGTGAATCTAGACTTTTCTTGATATATTCTAAATGAGTTAATACTTTAGTTTGAAATGCCTCACTACCTATTCTACTACTCCCCATCTTCAAACCGCTTATCAATATAAGCCTCCTCCATCTCTCTTTGGTATTCTT